TTATTCATAACTTTTTAATGCTTTTTCCATGATGTCCCAAGCTAAGTCTACGTTTACTTCTGTAGCGAAATAGGCATTAGGTTCTTGTTTATAAGTATTATGCAAATCAACAGACATTGTGCCATATGTGAGGTCACTTTGATGCTCAATTTGGATAAATGTTTTTTGTAATGTGAATATTTCAGGATGCAGTAAATATAAAATTGTACAAGCATCATGGATAGGACCTCCGTCCATATCGAATTGCGATTTATATGTAGATTTAAAGAACTTTAAGAGTTCAACTACGAAATGTGATATTGGATTATTGATTTTATGAAATCTTTCAATAACAGCATCGTCTGCTAATAATTGATGTGTTACATTTAATCCGAATACTACAACTGGGATACCACTTTCAAATACTTTTTTAGCTGCTTCTGCATCAACCCAAATATTAAACTCCGCTGTAGGTGTCCAGTTTCCGAAACAACCACCGTTACTCACACTATCAATAAAAGTCTATATGAGTTACGATTAAGTCATTAGGTATCCTGTTTTTACCGTACCCAGATCCTTCGATAAATGAATAATAAATATTCTTGATACTAGAACGTACCAAGCTTTCTTTATCTTTTTCTGAAAGCAATTTCCAACTACTGATGATTGTATCCCTTAGTTCTATCATTTCATCTATTTTGATACCTTTGCTTTTCCTCTTTTTCAATTCTTCAAGTTGTTCTTCATATAATTTATATGCCTTTTGTGTTTCGTTCATTCGTTTAGTAAATTCATCTAAAGTGATTAATTCTAGAGAGTAGGCTTGTTGGTATTTTTCGCGTTGCTTTAATATTTTGTCCCCGTCGATAATTTCAATATGTTTTGTCTTTTTGTTTATATCAAGTTCATTTTCTCTAAAATCTGCTTTACTTAAATAACTGATAAATGCTTTTTCTACTAATTCTTTTTGTAAACTAAAACTTGATGTTTCTTTATTTCTTCTGCAATTCTCGCAAAAATAACTCGCGTTATATCTATAACTACCATCTTTTTTCTTTCTTCTCCAAGTGTTTAAAATTAATTTTCCTCCACATCGGTGGCAAACTATCTTATTCCTAAATATAGTAGTATGACTTCTCTTTTTTGTTCTTGTCCTGGATCTGGTCTTTTCCATTATCAATTGATATGTTTCTTCATCCATGATAGGTTCGTGCGTGTTTTCTACTAGCACGTCACCAATTTTGGTGTGTCCTCTACTTACTGGACTGGTTAATACATATCTCACTGTCGTTCTATCCCATATCTTACCTTTAGGTGGACTATACTTAGAAAAGGTTAATTCTTCGGTAATACCTCTGATACTTATGCCTTCTAATGCGCGTTTTACGATATAATCTGCTACTTCTCTTTTCTCGTTTGGTACAAGTTTAACGTCTACTTTGTCATAGTAAAAAGGTGGTCCAGTAGTATAAATTCCTTTTTGCGTTGCTGCTTGTCTACCCATTTTAGTTCTTTCTGCAATTGTGGAACGTTCCCACTCAGCCATTGCACCAACTAGAGTAATAAATAATTTGCCAAACGCGTTAGTCGTATCAAATACTTCTGTGGCTGAACGGAATGACACGTCATTCTTTTCAAATGTTTCTAATAGGTTCATTAAGTCTTTAACTGAACGGGTCAATCTGTCTAACTTATAAACCAATATTAAATCGATTTTATCTAAATCGTTCATAAGTTTATCTAATCCAGGGCGCGTTGTATTACCACCAGAAAAACCTGGGTCAATATATTCATCATATATTTTCCAATCTTGCACTTCACAAAATGCTTTTAATCTTTTGCGTTGCTCGTCGATTGAGTGACCCTCTCGTGATTGTTCTAAAGTACTAACCCTACAATATATAGCGACTCTCATTTTATTCCTCCTTATAAACGATAAATTTTTTATGTTATAATCATCTAAAAAAGTAGGTGCAAATTTGGAAATTATTATTGTGTTATTTAGTTCTGGAGTTTTAGGTATCTACACATATTTTTCCTTATCAAACAAAAATATTGTGAAGTACAATGTTGAAGACCGTAGATACGTATACTTGTTTTTTGCGTTAATTAATATATTGATTTTTGTGTCGGTTCTTGCATTATTCAATAACGTAAATCAAGTAACTGAATTGTTAGATCAAATCACTTTTACAAGACTGTTCTTAGCAATTATAGTTTCAGCGGTAATAATTTTCTTTTTATCAGAATTTGCTTTTCCAAAGTGTTTTGAAATATATAGGTACTTAATTAATGATTTACGTGCATCAAAAAATCTTACTATTCAAAATCATTTACCTTTGAAACAAATATATTTCGAAGATACAAGTCGATTTATCTTTTTAGTTTTAACGGATTTTGAAGACAATGTAATTGAATCTGGGTATCTTATAGACTTTACAAATGATGAGACTGACCAAAACATTGTCTTGGATAAAGAAAAAGATTACGAGATTATTATTGAAAAAGCAAATGACTATAAAGTTCTGATAGATTTCGACTCAAATATCAAATACAATATGTACTTTATTAATCCCTCGTCTTAAACTGTTCCTTTTGCAATTTAGTTGGTCTAGGTCTTTGAGAAGTTCTTCCTCTATAATGACCATTTTGTCCTGTCTCGCTATACTTAGTACGCTTTTCGTGGCCGCCTGTTTGACTAGGTGGCTTATTTTTATTTTCGTTTTTACTCAATATAAACACTTCCTTTGTTAGAAATTATTTGATTACCTTTATTTCTCTTATAAGAAAACCTCACAAGGTGTGAGGTAGGTTAGTTACTGACCGTATTGTTGCTCATAGTGATCTAAAGCTTCTAAAATCTGGTCTCCGTCATCACCTTCATAAGTACCATTCTTGATTTCGTTTCTTAATTGCATTTCTCCAGACGATAGACCTGTACCTGTATTGTTTCTCCATTCTTGATTTGGTAAGTCCATGTACGGATTATCTGATGAAGAAGATTGTTGTTCAATTTGGTCAGGGTTATTCTTCGCAAACTCTTGAGCAAGTCTTTCATTTTCTTCTATTTGTTCTTGAGTCCAATCTCCATCAGTTGAATAAGGTCCTTCATTTGAGTTGATAGGTTGCTCACTTGTTTGTTGTTCTTGTGTTGCTTGTTCTGTTGAGTTAACTTCTTCAGTAGACTGTTGTTCATTAGATGTTGATTCTTCAGTCAATTTTTCTTGGGTCTTAGGTTCAGACTTTTTAGCAGACTCTTTTTCTTTTTTAGTTTTATCTTTGTCTGATTCTTTCTTCTTAGGTTCATTTTTCTTAACTTCTTTTTTTGTTTCTTTAGTATCATCTTTAGACGAACTTTCTTCTTTCTTTTCTCCACAAGCTGACAAAACTAATAAACTAGCAAATAATAAAACTAATAACTTTTTCATTGCACATACCCCTTTATATTTAATATTTAATTACTGTTCTTTTTAACTTTCCGATAACTCTGAAGTCATCATTTTCTCCGATAATACGTGGTGGATAATTAGCGTTCTCAGATTGTAAGATGATTTGATTTCCTTGTTTGTAAACTCTTTTTAGCAGCGTTTCTCCATTGACATCAACAGCACATATTTCTCCGTTTTCAAAATCTTGTTGTTGTCTAATTAATACTAGGTCGCCATCATATATTCTAGCACCAGTCATACTGTCTCCAGTTGCTTTTAAGTAAAAATATTCTGCACCGTTTAACCATTCTTTCGGAGTAGGTTCATATCCTAAAACATTTGGGAAGGTAACTACACCAGAGCCGCAGAAAACTTCATTAACAATTGGTAAATTAACAGTTGTTTGAACGATAAAATCATCTTCTGGTAAATCTAATAAAAATGCAGGCGTTGTTTTAAAGAAGTCAGCAAGGTAATACAAAGTTTTGCCACTAGGTTCTGCACCTTTTTCCCATCTTGAAATTGTGCTTTTATTAATATTTAGATCATATTTATCATTTAATTTTTGTGCTAATTCATCCATAGTTAGTTTGTTTTTTATTCTGATATTTTTCAATTTTTCATCGAATGTCATGTTGTTTCCCTACCTTTAAGAATTAGTTTTTAAAAAACTTTATAAGTACATTATATAGGAAGTGTTACGTATACGCAACAATTATTTAAAAATATTTACACTTTTGTGTTGAATACGCAACTATCATATGTTAAAGTTACTTTAGTTGCTAAAGCGCAACAATAAATAAAGGAGGAGAGTTTATGATTGGGGGATATCCTAAATTTAAAAAATATATGGCTGATAACAATATAAATCAACAAGAAATTGCATTGTTATTAGGATATAGCCGTGAAAAAGTGAATAGTATATTAAATGGCACTTCTAGGTATGGTACTGATTTTACTGGTAAAGATTTTAAAAAACTTCATGAAGCGTATGGAATTAATGTGAATGAATATTTTTTTAATTATCAAGTTGCAAATACGCAACTAAATGGAGGTGAGTAAGTTGGTTAAAAAAGAAATTACTATTCCTAAACACGTTGCACAGTATTGGTTTGATTTTATGAATGATCGTGGACTAATTGAAGAAGTTATAAAAATGAAAAAGGAGGCGGTTAAATGAAATACATCACATTAACAATGTTCTTAGTATTAGAATTCTTCATCATTTCAGCATTTAGTGTTACACCATTTGAACATTCATTTCTGTTCTGGTTATTAACAGTGATGTTGTTTGAAGTATGGGACTTAGTAAAAGAAGACGAAAAAAAGAACCATAGCGCCAACTAGGGTTCAAGTGAATTAAAAATATTATTACAGAAAGTATACAACTAATCAGAAAGGATGACAAGTATGCATGATACACATCCAATGAATATTTTACACCAAATCAATAATGAGATATTTCAATATCTACACCTTAATGGCATCACGTTTGATTACAAAATTGAGAATTACTACGGTGATATGACGCTTAAATACTCTATAGATTTCTTGAACGGTACAGAACGAGGTCAAATCATGTTGGATAAAGAAGGTAAAAGAGAATTCAAAAACAGAATGAATTACTGCTTTATGCAAGAGCCTGAAAGATATGACAGACCAACTAATGTGAAGGTTACAGTCTAATGGGTCCAGAGAAAAAAGTAGAACAAGCCATTATCAAATGGTTAGAGTCATACAACGGTAAAGACGGACCACCATATCACACAGTGGTTTACAAAATACATGGTGGTAGTCAATTTCAGAAGTCAGGTATACCTGATATCCTATGTAGTTATTTTGGTCACTTCGTAGCAATCGAAGTTAAAAGACCAGACGGTAAAGGTGAATTAAGCACAAATCAAATTATCAACTTAATAAAAATAAATATGTCTGGAGGTATAGGCATTGTCGCAAAGTCACTCGATGAAGTTAAACAAAGACTTAGTGAGCATGGTATCTACACACCTAATCCTCAAGCCTACGCAAGTAGAAGTACTCAAAGGATTACCGAAGAACACATTAATGGCTTTAGGGACATCTAGTGGAAAGACATTATTATCTCTACATCATTATCTAAAGTACAACGAAGGTGAAAAACTATTGATCGTTGCACCACCTGCCAAGATTTTAGAAGGTGGTTGGTCACACGAAATTGAGTTCGTGAATACGAGATACAACATTGATATACCTCACGAAATGTTGAGTTACGGCAAGTTAAGACAAAAGGACATATGGAAACAGTACAAAGGTTACTACGTCATATTTGATGAATGTCAGGGAATTAAAAACCCTACCAGTAATCAAGGTAAATATGCTCGTAAGTTAATTGATGTCAGTACTGGTTGGTGCATGTTATCAGCAACGCCAGCAAGTAATGGTTGGGGTGATTGTATCAACTACTTCATCATCAACGGTTACGTCAAAAACAAAACACAATTTGAACGTGAGTTTGCAGTTAAAGAAATGAAACAACGCAAAGACGGTAAACAGTATCCAGTCATTACTGGTTATATCAATGAACATACTTTAAAGAAATGGTTTGACTCATTCAGTGTGAGTAGAGATACAGATTACTTTCACGATTTACCTGAAATGCAGTTTGAAGAAATCATGCTACCTAAGTCTACAGAATATAAAAAAATATTAAAAGATAGAGCGTTAATCGATTTAGATACACAGACCATTATTCAATACGATACACAGCCCAGATTACAAGCAGGTCTTAGATACTACGGCAATCAACAAGCTAAGTTAAATTGGCTTGAAATGTTACTAGACGGTACGAAAGAGAATGTATTGATTTTTTACCACTTCAAAAAAGAGAAAGATGAAATGGTCAAGTTAGCAGAGAAATTAGGCAAGACCGTATTCGAAGTAAGTGGTCAACAGAAGGTACTACCGAATAAGAAAGATTGGGACACTTTACAAAACAGTGTAACCATTGTCCAATATCAAGCTGGTGGTGCAGGTATTGAATTACAGTACAACTCACTATGTGTGATGTATACACCAACTTACAGTTATCAAGATTACACACAAGCACTCGGACGAGCGCAACGTGTTGGCATGAAAAAACGTTTAACTGTATATGAGTTAAAAGTTAAAGGCACGATTGATATGAAAGTCTATGAAGCATTGAAAAATAAAAAAGATTTCACTGATGAATTGTTCAGTGAGTATGTAAACGAGGTGGAGTAATTGGCACAAATAACCACTTATATCATCAAACACAAGTTGATTGATATTTATGTAACCAATAAACCGACAGAAAACGCACCACATATTAGTTACTCAACTGATTTCGGGCGTGCTAGACAGTTTGATGGTTTAGATAACGCAAGTATAGATATGAGTGATCATATCGCAATTATGAAAATAGTAACAGAAACAACTGAGTATAAGGAGGTACCACATGAGTGACATTCTAAGTAAGTTACGCATACAAGATATATCAAAACGTAACAGTGATAAGTTTTACAAATTCGTTGTATATGGTCGTTTTGGTACTGGTAAAACAACAGCACTAACAAGAGAGAACAACGCTTTAATTCTAGATATAAACGAAGACGGTACGACAGTAACAGAAGACGGTGCAGTAGTAGAAATTAAAAATTTCGAACATTTACAGTACGTCATCACAAACTTACCACAAGTATTACAAGCCTTACGTGAACAGGGTAAGCAAATTGACATAGTGGTCATTGAAACACTTCAAAAGTTACGTGATATCACAATGGACGACATTATGAAAGGTAAATCTAGTAAACCTACTTTTAATGACTGGGGCGCAGCGGCTACACGAATAGTCAGTATGTATAGATTAATCGGTAAGTTACAACAAGAACATAAATTCCACTTTGCAGTAACAGGTCATGAAGCAATGAATAAAGAAAAAGACACAGACGGCGCAACACTTAATCCAACTGTAACCATTGAAGCACAAGAACAAATTAAAAAAGCAGTGGTTAGTCAGTCAGATGTACTCGCAAGAACATTAATTGAAGTGACTGATCAAGAAGGTAAGAAAGATTTTAAATACATCTTCTCCGTTGAACCATCAGACTTGTTCGAAACAAAAGTAAGACATTCACCAAGCGTGACGATAAGTAATAAGAGATTTGAAAATGCAACGTTAAGCACAATCGTAGATGCAATTAGAAACGGAAACTAGGCAATACCATAAAAATAAATTAAAAGGATGATTATATTATGAAAATTACAGGACAAGCAACACATACTAAAGAAACAAATCAAGAGAAATTCATGGGTGGAGGCGACTTTTTAGGCGCAGGCGAATTCACAGTTAAAGTTGTAGACGTTGAATTTAATGATACAGAAAATAGATACTTCACGATTGTTTTAGAGAATGAAGAAAGTAAACAACTTAAACATAACGTGTTTGTACCACCATTCAATCAAGATTGGCAGGAAAAACAGTACATTCAATTATTAAGTAGATTAGGAATTAAATTGAATTTACCAGATTTAACTTTTGATACTAATGATTTAAAAAACAAGGTAGCTACAGCGGTTATCAAAAGAAAGTGGAATGAAGATGAAGGTAAATTCTTTACTCGATTAAGTTATTTCAAAACATGGGAAAAAGGCGATGAGTTAGTAAACAAACCTGAACCCTTAACTGATGATGAGAAAGCGAAATTAAATGGTAATAGTCAACCTACTAATAACAGTGGTAACCCATTTGCTAATGCTGATGGACCAATTGATATAAGTGATGATGATTTGCCGTTCTAAGTTAAATACAAGCGCTAGCAATATATAAGTCTAGCGCTATCTTTATATCAAAAATGAGGAGTGATCAAGTGAAAATACGTGTCAAAGCACATTACACAACTTATGCAGTAGTTGAAATAGATGCACGTGATTGGGAAAGTGCAGGGAATGAACTCGAAAAATTAGAAAAACATTTTCCATATGAATTTTTAGACACAAATAAAATCACCCTAGAAGATACAGAACTAATAGAAATCGTGGAGGGATATAAATATGTACGGTAGAAAAGCACATCATGCACCAGTGATTTACTGGCATGAAAGTAAACCAAAGAAGAAAGTTAATTACAAGAAAGCAGAAACTAAACCAGTACCGAGAGATAGATATTACCACATATTATTTTATGAGTACTTTAAGGGGTGGACGTAATGGCTAGAAAAGAACGTGCAGGAAAAACAGTTTACTTGTACGAGCCACTTTACAACAAACTAACGCCGACAACTTATAAAGAGATAGCAGGGTGGCTAGGTGTAGAACCAAGCACAGTTAAGTCATATGCTGCCAAAAAATTATATCACCGTAAATTAGATGCTTATATTTTAAATGATAAACCAAATGTTACTGAGAAAAGAGATATGAATATAAAGCTGAAAGTAAAAGGCGAAATTTGGAAAAAAACCAGGATATATGGTCTAAAGGTAAGTAATTTAGGCAGATTTAAAGGGACTAACATATACGGTAATGAATATTTTGTATTACCTAACATGGTTAACGGCAGTATGTACATCATATATAAAGGTAAAACGATGAACGCACGAAATTTTGTTTATAAAGCTTTTGTTGGAACGATCAAAGAAGGTAATCAAGTGTTTGTGAAAAACGAACCTAAGCATAATATTGGTTCAGATAATCTGATGCAAATGACATTTGATGAATATGTAGCACGCATGAACCGTAAGAAAAGATGTAAACCAGTAGTATTCCTAGATGGAAACGGTCAATTGATAGATGAATACAAAAGTACAGTTCAAGCATCAGAAGAAACATTGTACGACAGAAAGATGATTAGCAAAGTTTGTAAGGGCGAAGTGAAAGTCCCATACACTGTCGGTTACGCAAACGCATTTATGTGGGCAGATGAATATTATGAGAAGGAAGGTATATGCTAATGGAATTCAAAGCAGGCGATAGAGTACGAGTTTTGCGGCTGAATGGTAAGAAGGTAAACTTTTTTACTACCTTAAAATGCACAACTTTACCAGCTTATTATCAAACTACTGATAGTTCGGATTCAAATTATGATGGATATAATTTGAGAAACCCATGGAATTACTATTTTGGGATAGACAGATACGACTACTACACACTAGCAACAGACGAAGAAGATACAGAGGAACCAGTTATCGAGTATATTAACAAATCTATTGAAGAAGCAAAAGAATACACTGAGCGAAACACACGCAACACAGTAAACATACCAACGCATTATCAAGCTGATATAGATGTGATTGAGTTTTGTAGACAACATTTCACTGATGAAGAATTTAAAGGAGCTATGAAATTTAACCTTATCAAGTATCCAACACGTTTAGGACGTAAAGACGACATGGTTAAAGAGTTAGATAAAATTATTGATTACGCGCAACGATATAAAGAGGTGTTGGAACGATGACAAGATACATTGTAGAAGTTCAAGGATCATATGTACACGATGTTCACTTAAGAGGCGCAACAATTAGTGGTCGATATCGAGCAGAGTTTACACCAAAAAGTGAAAAACTAGATTTTAGAAATGTATGGATAACAGAAGATTACAGAAAAGCTTTAGGTATTGCCTATCTTGTAAACGGTGAAGTTCGAAAATTCAAGGGGTGAGTGAACAAATGAGCCTACTTAATAAATATGATCTATACAATTCAGAGGGCAAAAAGATGTTCACTGTGGTACCTGGTAAAGAAATGAACACTTTACTAGGTATGCCACATACACCATTTGTAAATCAAGAACATAAATTAACTGATAGTGAGTTAAGACAATTCAAAGCAGCACATGATTTGAAGTTAGAAGAAGAGTTAGGACTACAACTTGATATATGGGATGTGATTTGATGCCAACAATAAAAACAAAGAAAGAAATGAATTTACCACATTTGATTGAGTGGGCTTGGAAGAATGAATTTATAAGTTCGGTGTTTTGGACATCTAACAGAGAAGAAGGGTTTAATAATAAAGCTTTTTTTGATGTAGATGGTAATTTTTATACAAGTGATAATTTTAATTTTAATGACACTTTTATAGTAGAGATTGAAGAACCAATCACAGAGGATACGGAAATACCAAAACTATATATGAGACATAACAATGACCAAATAGACGAGTGTTACGGAATGTCAATATCCAAATTTGATAAGTCTAGGGTTAAAGCTTTTTATGTTCCGAACGACGACCTAACAATGGCTCTCATCTGGACTAAAGAGAAAGGGCTGGTGGAGTAGATGGAACTAGGAGAATTAAAAAATGGTGAGGGTTATAATAAAGAAATTTTAAAATTAATACAAAAATTAAATATTAGTGAAGATAATGTTGAGATATATAAAACTGGCTATCATGATATGAAACGTGAACGTGATGAATTAAGCGAGAAACTAGATAAAGAATGTAATGACAATTATAAGTTAGAGGGTCAATTGAACGACATGACCAAACAACGTGACTCGCTTATCAAAGATGTGGAGAAACAACGTGAATTACTCAAAGACTTTTCACGATTCATTCACAGAAAAGTTGAAGTGTGTCCAGGTAAGAAAGAGTATATGGATTTCAGAGATAGACTGAATGAATTAGGTATAGGGGAGCGTGAATAACATGGCGAAAGTGAATTATGAAAAAGCATGGAAAACTTTAAAAAAAAAGAGAATCCAAGAATATATCAAATTACATCGTACAGTGAACCAAATAATAGGACCTAATAAAAGTCAGCACCATCTATTTCAAGTAGCTAATGCGATGGTAGGTAAAAAAGACTTAGCACATATATTGAATGAAATGGATAAACTAGACGGCACACATGAATTTAGTAATTTACTTCATGACATGAATAGGGAGCGTGAGTGATTTGGCTTACAAGTACGAAGAAGCACATAAACAAATTCTTTCAAGCTATCATGCTTATTTAGGTGATAATACTGGTCAAAAAGAAATTGAAGAAGTATACGCTAAAGCAGAAGATTTTAATGAGATTGTTAATCTTTTAAAAACAAGTCATTCAGATTATGCAGAAGATATTTTGGAGGATATTGGCGTAATAGTTATGGATTACTGGGAGGACAAATAATATGAAAACATATACAGCATTAGCTTATGAATTAAAAGATAAACCAGGTAACTATATTACAAAGGACGGACCTGGAGATACTACAAATGTAGAAGATGCTTTCTTATATGTAAACAGAGATGGCTCGAAACCAAACAAAAAAGAATTTATTAAGTATTCTAGACTATTAGAATTTGAACACAGAAAAATGCTAGAACGTGAATTTAAAGTAGTAGCAGTCAACAATTTTACACCGTATAAGTGGTTAGAACATTGTAATTTAGTTGAAGTAGAAATCTGCGAAGAAACATTTAATGAAATATTGGAGGACAAATAAAATGACTAACATACAAGACTTAACAGAGAAAATCGAAAAATGGGCGATTGATCGCAATCTTCATACAGCAGACCCGAAGTCACAAGCAATTAAATTATTCGAAGAACTAGGGGAATTAGCAGAAGGTTTGAGCAAGAATAAGATAGAACTTATTGAGGACGCAATAGGCGACTCATATGTGGTACTTACAATACTTGCCATGCAATTAGACCTAGACATCAATCAGTGCATACAAACAGCGTATGACGAGATTAAAGATAGGAAAGGTAAGATGGTTAACGGTGTATTTGTTAAAGAACAAGACCTGTAAGGATAAGGGTGGCGAAAGTCACCCAGATATTTTAGATAAGGTAAAGGAAGTGTTGAGAAGATGAATAGACTAAGATTTAGAGTATGGGATAAAGAAGTACAAGAGTTTGCTCATTGGCCTGTATATTTTAATCTAACAAATTCGGAAATTGTTACGGAATTGTGGTATGGATATGAAATTCAGGTTGAGGAACCACTTCAAGATTCAAATTATATTGTGCAACAATCCACAGGACTATTCGACAAGAACGGTAAGGAAATATTTGAGGGGGATATTGTTACAGCTATGTCAGAAGGTATTAAAGGAACTGGCGTTGTAAAAAGACGTATAGATGGTTATTGGTTCATGTATCCAGCATGGCAAAATGGTCAAAGTTGGAAACTAGTTGTTAGTGAACAAGGGGATACCGATGTAGAAATCATAGGCAACAAATTTGAGCACCCACACTTACTAGGGGAGGACTAAGGAATGCAAAAGATAGATACAAAAACAATCGTTAAAGTTTTAGAAAGTAGTAAACATGATATAGATATTTGGGATATTCTAAGTGAATTTGATGAAGAAACAGAAGAAGAAATACTTGAATTTATTGAAGAAAATAGAGATGAATTTGAAATATTTTTACACACTACGCTATACCATGTAATGAATAGATTAAAAAATAGAATGGCATTTGCTAGTAATAAGGAGGACTAACTTATGAAATCCTACAAAAAGAAACAAATTATTAAACATGCACTTATCTACTATATGAATAGAGAAGGCGCAACTCAAACAGATTTAAACACTGAAAAATTGGTATTGCGTGATATTGAAAGAGACATTGTATTGATGAAAGATGAATACGATATTCCAATGACAGATAGAGATAAACAAGTATGGGAGGAATTAAACTTATGAAATTCTACCTAATCACATTAACAATATCACTTATAGCACTGTACACATTAATCAAAAAATCATATAAATATGTCAACGTGCAGGATGAAGTGGAGAATTCAAGTAATTGGAAAGGTTTGAAAAAAGGAACTTTATACGTAGACGAACAGGGTAATAAAATTTCTCTTGAAATTGAACCACCAATTGATTATGAAGAAACACAACCATACAAAGATAACGAGCCGTGGTTCAGTGGAATGGGGAGATGTTGAATGAATACAGCTAAGCACATACAAATGTTAGAAATGTTCAATAAGGTAACGATAGAAAAGTATGTAACACACGATGATTATGTAGAACTTATTGTAATTGATAAATATGGTAACGAAGCAGAAGTTAAGTTTCGTCCAAGTGTGGATTAAGAGGAGTGATAAAGAATGACCCTATTCATGACACTATTAACCGTGATTATTATATGGCTTGTTGTACTAGCTGTGGGGGATTAATTATATAGAAGAAACACGTCACGTTTACACGTCACAATAAATTTAAAGGAGTTAAATAACATGATCACTTTACAACACGATACACAAGTATCTCTAACATTATATAAATCACCAGATGCTACAACTTATATTAATACTTACAACTTAAATTGGTCTGAATTATTACACGCTTTATCTAAACCAGCTTTAAACACTAGAAAATACGCTAGAGGAACTGGTGTATATGGTCAAATGAAAAGTGAAGATAACTATCGTCGGAAAAATGATAATGTCATTGATCGTTCTATCATTGCGATAGATTACGACGAGTTACCACTTGATATTGATATAAACCGTCATGTATCTGATGTTGTGAAGTTTTCATATTGTATTTACTCTTCACACAATAATGCACCAGATAACAAGCGTTACAGACTGCTCATACCTATATCAAAACCAATTAGTCCAGAATTATACGGTGGTGTTGTAAGAGTATTTCAATATGCTTTAAAGTTACCTGGATATGACGAGCAATCGGATATTCCGTCACAAGCTATGGCTTTACCAACAGTTGCAGATGATGGACAACACTATGAATTTTACTATCAAGATGCACCAATATTACCTTATGAGTCAGCAGTTAAAATGGGCGAACACTTTAAAAAACGTGATACAGATAATGAAATTAAAGCAGCAACGTCTGATGAAGATTGGCTCGAAATATTAAGTGGTCTTAACCAATCAGAGGGACCAGGCAGAAATACAGGCATGACAAAGTTATTAGGACATTTACTATCTAAAAATGTTAACCCAACTGTTATATATGGGTTACTCAAACATTGGGACTTATCCAACAACCCACCTTTACAAGATGAAGGGGCATTTGATAAAACATTCCAATCAATATTCAAAAAGCACCATAAGTCAAAACAGAAAGGAGTGAACAGTTAAGTATGGAATTACCAGATGATATCAGAAAAATCATAGAAGAAAACCAAACGCCACACCAAAGTACATTTTTTAGTAGCAAAGGCGTGTTCTTACATTTTGAATTTGCACAATATTTACAAGAAAAGCATAACGGTGTACTACTGGACGGTAAGCCACACATATTTACAGGCAAGAAATACAAGCCACTAGATGTGATTACCATACGTTCATTAACACTTAATTATATACCATCACTTAAAGAGTCACAGAACAAAGAAGTTTACTACAAGTTATACGCACTCTGTTCACAAAAAACAGTGCATCACGCACCGCCACAATATATTGGCGTTAAGAATGGTATATACGACTTATATACAGGAGAACTCAAACCATTTAGTCCAGACATTTACATTACAAATATTATGAACGTTGAGTATGATCCAAACATTAAAAGTTATGACGTTGATAATTTCCTCTCCAACATATCGAATGATGATAAGGATATACAAAAATTAATTATCCAACTTATCGGTTACGGTTTATACAGAGAAAACTTTTTACAAAAAGCATTCTTCTTCTATTCACCTGGAGGTAATGGTAAGTCAACACTGTTTAAATTATTACACCACTTCTACGGTAGCGAGAACACGACAGCTTTATCATTTAAAGACATACAGTCACGATTTAAGCCGGCGTCATTACAGGGTAAGCTAGTGAATATTGCAGATGATATCGATGCGAGTTATATCACAGAAACCGGTAACTATAAATCAATTGTTACAGGCGATGACATCAACGCAGAACGTAAGGGACAAGACGACTTTAACTTTAGTCCGTACGTTAAACTATTGTTCGCAGGTAACACACTACCACAAACTAATGACAGAACAGACGGTTTTTACAGACGTATGGTTATTATTCCAATGTTACGTAAGTTCGGCGACGGTCACCACAAAATTGACCCAACACTTATACACAGACTGAAAGAACCTAAGAACTTGTCAGCATTATTAAATAAAGCATTAACAGGACTTAAACAAATTATAGATGATACTCATATGCATGTACCAAACATATCACGAGAGTTAGTAGATAAATATAAGTACGAGAATGATCCATTCATGCAATTTATTGAAGAAGCACACGATGACAAGTATAGAGAAATACCAGTAGTAGAAGGAAGACCAACAGATAAAGCGTTCCAGATATACGTACAATGGTCAGAACGTAACAGACACACAACAGTAAGTAAAACGAAGTTCACAAAGGAAATGAGAAGACTTGGTTTTGATACCAAAGTTAGACGTTCACCAGATAACGAAGGTAAACCAACAAGATTTTATGCCAAAGATAGTACTGCAATATTTTATGATTTTCATGGTTTAGTAATACAATAACAAACCATGTTACACTTTGATACACTTTTAAATCAAAAGTGTAACGGCTGTAAACGTTGGGACAGTAAGGATACAACGATTTTGTTACACTGTTACGCTTTTTTGAGTAATTTCTATATATACTATTCTCTTTTATATTTTATTAATTTATTAAAATAAAAGTGTAACAATGTAACATAGTAAGTAAAAGTGTTGGGGCAGTAAGGACGAAGGGTGTTACATTTTTTTAAAAAAAGTGTAGCAAACTGTAACAAAGTGTAACAGAGATAAAAGGAGGACTACAGATGAAGTCATTCAATAAAAATATAATTAGTAAATCAATAACTTTTGAGAATAAGATAACTAAAGACAAGTGGTTAAAGTTACAAGAAATAATAAGAACGTCAGGTGTAAATATAAAAATAGATAGAGATGATGAAATGTTCTTATCTATTGAAGGTGAAGAACGTGCAGACATTGAGTTGTTTCCGCTTAAGAATCAGTACAATGGTGAGTTCGTGCATGTGCAACTATGGTACTACAGATTTTCAAATGAACGACTAAACAATAAGTATCTTGAAACTAATCATAGTTTTAGCGGGATAGCTGCAACACTTGAATTTATAAACAGTATATATCGTGATGTGAAAATGGATAAGAAATCGAAGGAGTGTTAATAACATGTGGATAATTATATCAATTATACTAGCCATAAACTCAATGTGGTTGCTTAAGTTGAATAAAGATTTGATCAGAACAAACGATAAATTGATAGCAAGGAATATAATGAATAGTTTAACAAATAGAAATATAGAGATACCTATTAAACCATTAACAGCTAAGCAGAGAAAAATGGTAGATAGATTGTTAGATGATAGCGAGGAGGATAAGTAATATATGCGAAACAGTACTATTAAATACTTAGAAGAAGAGTTATGTAATTATGATCATACTCGTAAAAGAATGAAAGAACTAAGAGAAGAGATAAGAACACCATGGCAGCCACAAGACGAGAACATAGGTGGAGGGAGAAGTAATAATAATGTTAGTACAACAGAACTAACAGCTACAAGATTGGTTAATGATAAACGTATCGAACATCTTGAACGTGTGACAATAGCAATAGAGAAAGTGTTTGATGAAGGCAACCAATTAGAGCAACAACTGATGAACTTATATTACTTTAAGAAACCTAGACTATTAACAGTAGATGGTATTGTAGACAGATTACACATTAGTCGTAGTCACTTCTTTAGAATTAAGAAAGGTATCATTATTAAGTTAGCAGATGAGTTAGGCATCGAACATTAGTAATGAGACTATCATGAGACTTTTGAGGTGTGTCAAGGTGTTATTATGATATTGTAGAAAGATTATAGATAACAATTAATCATACTCATAACCTAATATTAAATACGTAATCTCATATCTATAATCAATCAACGGACTGTACTCAATCGAGTATGGTCCTTTTGTTTTGCTTACTTAAGCTGAGAGGTATGTGATCCAATATGGTTGTAATGTATCTGGACTGATGAGCCTAACTCATAAGGTGGTTGATGTAAGTGTTAACAGAGCAAGAGTGTAGAGCATTCTATAATGATATGAAGTGGCGCAACATGAGAAGCTACATAAAAGAAAAAAATAACTATGAATGTCAAGAATGTAAAAGACAAGGTAAGGTATCACTCGATATATATGAGAAGAATAAGAATGACAGGAAGAAGATTAAACTTGTTGTCCATCATATAAAAGAGTTAAAAGATTATCCTGAACTTGCCTTAGATGAAGACAATCTCGAAACGTTATGTGTTGAATGTCATAACATTATTCATGATAGACATTTTAAATCTAATTTTAAACATCGAGAAGCAAAATGGAAAGACGAGAATTGGTAAAAAAATATAATGATTTTAATTTTAAATTGTATTCAATTCAATTACCCCCCACCCAAAAAGTTTTGAGTGAAAACTTCAACGGGGAACCGGTGTAGGGGAGTCGATTCCGCAGATTTAATAAAAATATTTATACGTTAGGGGGGTATATATGAAAAATGAAAGACAACTGAGAGACTATCTTTTAAATAAAATCGAACAAGATAACCCAATTCAATTAGAAAAAGTAGATAGGTATATCAACTTATTAAAAATATTTTATAAGCTAGATGAAAACATCAAAGAACATGGAACAATGGTTGAAACCGTAAATGCCTCCCAAACGTTCTTGAAAGCTAATCCTGCTGTTGCAGAGAAAAATAAAATTAATGGTTCATTACTCGCGATTGAAAAGTCGTTTGGTTTTGATAAGGAACAAGACGAAGTCATTATCCGTCGTGATTTATTGTGATTAGAAACAAATATATTGATGAATATATCCAGTTATGGAAAAAAGATAAAATCAAACTTAATGAAGAGCGCATATTACTTATCAAGTATTTAGAGAAACACGTATTAAGTCGTGATGATCTATATTTTGATGAAGTTCAAATCGAAAACTTTATAAAGTTCACTGAGAAATGGTACTTCCCATTGCAGACATTCCAAAAGTTTATAATTCCATTTGTATTCCTGTTCGAAAAAGAAGGAGACTTCTTATACTTCGAGCAGTTTTTTATTACTTTAGGACGTGGTGGTGGTAAAAACGGATTGATTACGGCTTTGTCTAATTATTTCATATCCTATTTACATGGCATACCAAACTATGACATTTCAGTTGTAGCGAATTCAGAAGACCAAGCAAAAACATCTTTTGAAGAAGCTTATAACATGATTGAACGTAATGATTTAGAAGATATGTTCTATTTAACTAAATTAGTGATAACTGATACAGAAACAAAATCAAGATTTCGTTTCAGAACATCTAATGCAGGTACTAAAGATGGTGGACGCGAAGGTTGTGTTATTTATGACGAAGTTCATAGATATGAAGACAGTGAAACAGTAGACGTTTTCAGTTCTGGTTTAGGTAAAGTGAAACATCCTAGAGAATTCTTTATCGGTACTGACGGCTATGTAAGAGAAGGTTTCTTAGACAAGTTAAAAGAACGTTCGTTATCACTGTTAAAAGGTGAGACGCCTGACGATAGAATATTCCCGTTCATTTGTAAGTTAGACGATGCAAGTGAAGTGGATGACCCGGATATGTGGGAGAAAGCTAATCCTATGTTCAGTAATCCTATGAGTGAATATGCGAAAGGGTTATTCAGAAAAGTTAAGAACCAATACAATGAAATGACCTTTAGCCCAACTAAAAGGCAAGAGTTTATGACAAAGCGTATGAACTTACCTGAAGTGGATTTAGAAAAAGTTGTCGCGCCATGGAAAGATATTCTTGCAACAAATAGACCATTCCCAATACTTGAAAACAAACAATGTATAGGTGGTTTAGATTATGCGAGTATTAAAGACTTTGCAGCGGTTGGTTTGTTATTTAGAGAAGGTGATGACTATATCTGGAAAACACATTCTTTTGTTAGAAAAGGGTTTTTAGATGTTGTTAAATTGAAACCACCTATTTATGAATGGGAAAAACAAGGGTTGTTAACAATTGTAGATGAGCCTTCAATAGATCCATTGCATATCGTACTTTGGTTCGATGAAATGCGTAAAACATATGGTCTGGAAAAAGTAATTGCTGATAATTTCAGAATGGATTTATTGAGACCTAAGTTCGAGGAATATGATATTGAAATTGAAGTAATTAAGAATCCTAGAGCGATACAATCTTTACTTGCACCAAGAGTAGAGACCATGTTTGCAAATCATAATCTCATATATGACGACAATCCTCTCATGAGATGGTATACGAACAATGTTGCTGTCAAGACTAAACCTGATGGCAACAAAGAATATGTTAAGAAAGATGAAGTGAGAAGAAAAACAGATGGTTTCCAAGCCCTAATTCATGCGCTATATAGAGCAGATGAATTATTGGAAGAAGACATCAGCGATAGTTTGGACTTTCTTAATGCAATAAATTTCTAAAAAAAAGGAGGGGAGAAAATGGCGAGTTTTTTTGAAAAGATATTTGGTCGTCATGAAGAGGCAAGCTGGATGTATGATTTAGAGTTTTTTCAAGATATGACAACTAAAGTATATTTAAAAAAAATGGCGTTACAAACAAATATCGAATTTTTAGCAAGAACAATTTCACAATCTGAATTCAGAATCATGAACAATAACAAATCAATAAAAGACAAAACATGGCATAAGTTAAACATTAGACCAAACACAGACTTATCATCATCTGATTTTTGGCAAAAAGTGATTTATAAATTAATTTATGATAACGAAGTATTAATTGTACAAAGTGACACCAAAGATTTATTGGTAGCTGACAGTTATGACAGAAAAGAATTTGCGCTCTATCCAGATAGATTCTCGCATGTCATGGTCAAAGAATTTGAGTTTGAAAGGTCTTTCGAGATGAGTGAAGTTATTTATTTAACTTATAACAATAACAAGTTAAGTTCTTTTGTAGATGGTCTATTCGAAGATTATGGAGAAATATTTGGTCGTATGATTAGCGCACAGATGAGAAACAACCAAATAAGAGGGATTGTGAAAGTTGATTCATCTAAGAATATGGATAGTGATGAACTTAAAAAAATGCAAGATTATGTCAATAAAATAACAAGCTCGTTTAGTACAAATGCAGTTGCAGTAGCTCCTTTAACTAAAAACTACGATTATCAGGAAGTTTCTGGAGGTACAAAAACAAGTTCAGCGAATTTCGAAGACTTAACCAAGTTAAAGAAATCATTACAAGATGATGTTGCAAAAGCAATCGGTATTCCACCTGCTCTTATTAACGGTGAGCTAGCAGACATGGATAATGCGTTAGAGTCTTATATTAAATTCTGTATCAAGCCATTGATTAAGAAAATAGAAGACGAACTAAATGCGAAACTATTTACTAAATCTGACGTGATCAATGGTAAATTTATTAAAGTTGTCGGCATAGACAAGAAAGACCCATTAGAACACGCTGAATCGGTAGATAAACTTGTATCGAGTGGAACATTCACTAGAAACCATGTAAGAGTAATGTTTGGTGAAGAACCTTCAAGCGATACCGAATTAGATGATTACGTAATAACTAAGAACTATACAAAATCGTCGAAAGGTGGTGAAACAGATGAAGATTAATGTCAAAGGAGCAATTATTTCTAATGATGACAAATGGATATATGATTTGTTAGATATGGACGCGACATCTCCTAAAGATATCATTGATGCGCTACCTTCAAATGACGAAGATGTAGAAGTTATCATCAATAGTGGCGGTGGAGACGTTTTTGCCGGTAGTGAAATTTATACTACACTAAAAGGTTATCCTGGAAATGTACATGTGAAAGTTGTAGGTGTTGCAGCAAGTGCAGCTTCTGTAATTGCAATGGCAGGACAAACAATTGAAATGAGTCCAACTGCTCAAATGATGATTCATAATGCTAGCACTATTGCTATGGGAGACGACAGAGAAATGGCGTCAGCTTCTAAAATGCTTAATGGCGTGAACCGTGGTATTGCAAATGCCTATATAGAAAAAACAGGTAAGAGCGAACAAGAGATTTTAGATTTAATGAACGAAGAAACATGGCTAAACGCTCAAGATGCAGTTGATTTAGGATTTGCAGATTCAAAGATGTTCGGGGAAAACATACCTAAGTTAGTCGCCAATTCTGGACAAATGCTTTCGGACGAAGCTGTAAACAAAGTATCAGCTCTGATGAACAAGACACCAGAAATCAAAATCGATGTAGATGCAATTGCAAACAAAGTTTTAGAAAAATTAAAAGAAAAAGAACCTAAAAATGTTGAGTCAGAGATTAGCAAAATTCAATCTCAAAAACAAACACCTAGGTTCTTTTTTTAATACAAAAAATAAGGAGGGTCATAGAATATGACTATTAAATTATCAGACGACTTTAAGACAGCTCGTCAAGAATTTTTAAATGCCATTCAAAATGGTGAATCAGAAGAAGTGCAAGCAGAATTATATGGTGGTATGATCAACGAACTATTTGAAGAAGCTAGAAAACAAGCTAAGCAAGAAGCTGAAACAGTTGCATCATTACCAACACAAGACAGTAAATTAACTGCTCAACAACGTAAATTCTTCAATGAAATCAATACTGAGGTTGGTTATAAAGAAGAAAAATTATTACCAGAAGAAACGATTGACCGTATCTTTGAAGATTTAACAACTCAACATCCTTTACTAGCTGATTTAGGTATTAAGAATGCTGGATTACGTCTTAAGTTCTTAAAATCAGAAACATCAGGCGTTGCAGTATGGGGTAAAATCTTCGGAGAAATTAAAGGTCAGTTAGATGCAGCATTCAGTGAAGAAACTGCAATCTCTAACAAACTTACGGCGTTTGTTGTATTACCTAAAGATTTAAAAGACTTCGGACCTGCATGGATTGAAAGATTTGTTCGTTTACAAATCGAAGAAGCTTTTGCAGTTGCATTAGAATCGGCGTTTTTAAATGGTACTGGTAAAGACCAACCTATCGGATTAAACCGTCAAGTACAAGAAGGCGTATCAGTAACTGGTGGGGAATATCCAGAAAAAGAATCAGAAGGTACTTTAACGTTTAAGGACCCACGTACAACTGTTCTTGAATTAACAAAAGTATTTAAATTCCACTCAACAGATGAAAAAGGTAAATCAGTTCAGGTTAAAGGGAACGTGACAATGGTTGTCAATCCTTCTGATGCGTTTGAGATTCAAGCACAATATACTCATTTAAATGCTAATGGTGTATACGTAACGGCTTTACCTTATAACTTAAATATCATCGAGTCTATCGCGCAACCTGCAGACAAGGTATTAACCTATGTTAAAGGTCGCTATGACGGTTATTTAGGAGGAGGTATTAATATTCAAAAATTCGAGCAAACGTTAGCAATTGAAGATATGAACCTATATACTGCGAAACAATTTGCATATGGTAAAGCAAAAGATAATAAAGTTGCAGCAGTTTACGATTTAGCAATTGATAAAGGCGAAGATACTCCCTAATGCGCCCCAAAACGTTGAGGTAATCGCTAACGCTAAGTCGGCAATTATCTCTGCAGAATAGGGGGTTGATTAAATGATAACTGATAAACATGTACAAGAATTCAAAGAAGACATGAGTATCTTTCATAAATCACAAGATGATAAGTTCAAACGCAACTTGAATTCGTCATATTTAGCAATACAAAATATTTGTGGTCCTTTTGAAATTGACGAAAGTGTATTAGGAAAAGAATTGGTGTTTGAGAGAACAAGGTACATGAACAATGATCAATTAGAATTTTTCGACGACAACTTTTCGACGATGATTAATGATTTTGGATTACTCAATAAAATAATGGCAGGTGGTATAGATGAGTCCGATAAACTTCAAAATTAAAAAAACAGTTTCTGGAGACTATAATACACCTGTTATTTTTTATGAGTATAAAGATACAAGTCCATATCCGGATGAGATTGAAGAAAGAAAACTCTATTATTGCCTAGCTGAAATGTATAATCTATCTGCTAAAGATTGGGAAATACTAAATGTAAGTTCATCTAAAACAGGTATGACGATTGTTATACCAGACCCTTTAGAAGACTATACGCCACGTACCAATCATGTTGTTGAAGTAGACGATTTTAGGTTAGAACATAAAAGGTATGACATTTTAGAGTTCCGACTAAATAAACCGGAAAAAGGACAAGTCACAATCGTTTTAGGTAATAGACCATGACCGTCGAGATAAAAGGTGTACAACAACTTGTTAATCAACTTGAGAAAAAGTTTGGCGTCGAAAATACAAAAAGAGTTAATGACCAAGCATTGAAAAAAGCAGGTGCTTATTTTGGAAAAGAACTAAGCTCAGCTTTCGAAACTTTTAAAGATACAGGCGCATCTATTAACGAGATTAAATTAACAAATCCAATGATGATACAAGGTGTGAGAGGTATTAAAGTCTATTGGGAAGGACCTATGGATCGTTATAGGCTTATTCATTTAAATGAATGGGGATATACCCGAAATGGCATTAAACAAACTCCTAAAGGTCATGCAGTAATTGCAAAAACACTTAAGAATTCAGAAAAGGTTTATAGAAACATCGTAAAAGATGAGATAAGGAAGAATCTAATATGAATATATTAATGTATTTAAGAGAATTGCTACTCAATAATGATCTCATTCAACAAGAAATAGATAATAGAATTTATTTCTATAAAGTTGGTGAAAATACTGATACCTCAAAAAATTTTATTATAATTACTCCAGTTGATGGAGAGCCTAGTACCTTTGTTTCGGATAAATACTTATCTGAAACTTTTTTTGTACAGATTGATGTTCAGAGTTCCAAATATGACACATCACTAGAAGTGGCAAATAGAATTAGAAAAATTTTATGGGCTAATGGTTTTAAGCAAGAAGACAAAGAATTTAATGAACATTTTGAAGACACAAAAAAATATGTTCTAGCAAGAAAATATTTAGGAATACCAAAAAACAAATATTACAAAGGAGAGCCCGTTGAATAATGTGCTCTTTTTAATTTAAGGAGGAAATTTAATATGCCAGAAACTAAAAACGGTTCAGCATTAGCAGGATTCAAAAGATTACATGTAGGTGTTTTTGATTCTACTGGAGAAAAAATCGAAACAAAATACGTATGGGAAGATGAAAAAGGTGGAACGGTTAACCTAAACATTACTGGTCTAACACCAGAATTAGTTGATATGTGGGCTTCTAACAAGCGTGTATGGATGAAAAAACAAGGTACAGGCGAAGTTAAATCTGATATGGATTTATTTAATATTCCAACAGATCATCTTGATAAAATATTAGGTCGTGACAAAGATGAAAACGGTACTTCATGGGTAGGAGAAGATACTAGAGCGCCTTATGTTGCAATTATTGGAGAATCTTCAAACGCTATTACTGGTGACCCAATTTATTGCGCTTTAGTGAAAGGGACTTTAGGTTTAGAATCTATTGAAACGAAAACTAAAGAGCAAAATGAAGAGGCACCAGAGCCAACTAAATTAGCTGGTGACTGGATGAATAGAACAATTGATGGAAAAAGTCGTGTTTATGGATACCACGAAGGAGAAACAGGCGCTGACGAATTCATGAAATTAGTATTCCCAGGATATGAAGAAGGTTCTGGATCAGTAGGTGAAGAAGGTTCACCCTAATAATCCCCAAAATGTAGTAGTAGATGCTAATTCTAAATCAGCTTCTATTACTGTTGAATAGGGGCAATCATAAGGAGGTCGTAAAATGGCTGACACATTAAAAGTGTACAAAGGCGATGATGTGGTAGGTACTGCTGAACGACAAGAGGACGGTAAAGCAAAAGTCACAATTGATGGCTTGGAGGCAAATACCGATTATCCTGCAGGAACTTATAAAGCATCTTTTGAGAATGAGTATGGCGAAAGCGAGAAGGTCGATGTACCCTCGTTCAAAACTAAACCAATCTCAGTAACAGGTGTAACTATATCACCTAAGACTGTAAGTATTGATGTTGGTGGTACAACTAAAATAGATAGTACTGTAGCACCATCAACAGCAACTAATAAATCAGTATCATATAAAAGTTCTGATGAAGCGCTCGCGACAGTATCCAGTAATGGTACAGTAACAGGCGTTTCAGAAGGAGAAGTAACTATTACCGTTACAACGCAAGACGGTAATAAAACAGATACTGCAATGGTAACAGTTAACGCAGTTGAAGAACCAAATACAGAAGAATAACTATATAGAGGGCATTACGCCCTCTTTTTTATTTGCGCAAATAAAAAAACAAAACATCGGAGGAATTATAAATGATTAAATTTGAAATTAAGAACCGTGAAACAGGCAAGAAAGAGTCGTATTTAAAAGAGGATATAAGCTTAATTGAAGCGGAAAGATTTTATGAGTTTCAAGAAAAACAAAAGCAAGAAAGTGAAAAAGCAAGAAAGAAAGCTATTGCTGTAGTTGAAAAAGAATACGGCACTGAATTTGAAAACCCAGAATTTTATGTACAGCTAGTACAACAAAACTTTAACGAAATTATTGATGGCAAAAAATTAAGACAAATGGAACGTGAATATTTTGTGAGTTTATTTGCTGATCAAGGCTTAACTGAAAAAGATATTTTAGAAAATATGAGTACTAAACTTTACAACAAAATTTCTGAGGATATATTTCGTGAAATCTCTGGAGAAGATGAAGAAAGTGACGAAGATGAATCAGAAGAAGTGGGAAAGAGCGAGAAACAATAACAATAAAAGATGTTTTATCGAACTTCGATAAAATCAGACATATTTGTGCAGACAGGTATGGATGGGATTTTAAAACAACTAATAACCAACCATACCTACTCTTACTTAAAATGTTGAATTCAACAAATGAACCTGAAAATAGTCCGGAAGAACAACAAGCTACTGTGACAAAACAAGAACCTATAACAGGCGAAGGTTTAAGAGCGTTGTTCGGTGGTGGATAGAAAGGAGGAGTTAAATGTCTAATGAAAAACTACAAGGTTTAACCCTTGAGATGACACTTGATGCCATTGGCGTGCAAGAGGGTATGAAAGGTCTTAAAAGACAACTTGGCATCGTTAATAGTGAGATGAAAGCCAACCTATCCGCTTTTGATAAATCTGAAAAGTCTATGAAGCAATATGAAACAAGATTGCAAGGATTGAACAATAAGCTAACTGTTCAAAAGAAGATGTATGGACAAGCTAAGCAAGACTTAGATGATTTAAATAAAAGTTATCAAAAAGCAGGTACAGAAGTTAAAAAAGTAGAGTCCCAACTCTCTAAGTTAACTGACGAGCATAAAAAGAATGACCAAGCACTAAAAAAGTCTAACGACGAAATTAAAAGGTCTAATGATAATCTTAAAAAAGCTAGACTGCAACAAAAAGTCGTTAATGATGAAAAAACTAAAGCTAAACAAAAATTAGATCAATTAAGACAAGCAGAAAAACAACTTCGAGATTCTGGTAAAGCTTCTACGGAACAAATTAAAAAAGCTAGTAACGCAACAAAGCAACAAAGACAAGCACATCAAAATTTAGTCGAACAATATAAAAAAGAACGTGCTACTGTTAAACAATTATCAGATAGACATAAAGAATTAAAAGGTCAAAACGATAAAGTTAAACAATCTTATAAACAATCTAATTCAGAATTAAAAAACGCACAAAACCAACACAAAAAGTTAAATAAAGAAATCCAAGATTACACAAAAAATCAAGCAGAAGCTGTTAAAAAAATTAATAGTGAAAAAACATCACTAAATAATCTTGAAAGAGCGATTGAAAAAACATCTAAAGAGATGAAATTGTTCAATCGTGAACAAGCTATAGCAAATAGTAGTTTTACTAAAACTGCAGAAAAATTCGATAAAATGAGCGACTCGTTTGGGAAATTTGGAATGGGTATGCAGTCTATAGGACGTAATATGTCAATGTATGTTACAACTCCTGTGGTTGGGGCTCTAGGTGCTTCTACTAAAGCTGTTATTGACTTTGATAGTGCTATGGCTGGCGTTAACAAGACTGTTGATTTGTCAGCATCAGAATACAAGAAAATGTCTGATGATATTGTTAATATGTCAAAAAAATTACCAGTTGCTACTACAGACATTGCAGCAGTAGCTGAGAGTGCAGGTCAATTAGGTATTAAGAAGTCAGCTATTTTAGATTTTACTAAAACAGTTATTGATTTAGGAGAATCAACAAATTTAACAAGAGAACAAGCTGCTACTGAATTCGCACGTTTTGCAAATATTGTTGACATGCCTCAAAAATCTTTTGATCAACTTGGTTCCAGTATTGTAGCTTTGGGTAATACGACAGCAACAACAGAATCGGAAATAATGAGTATGTCAATGCGTATAGCTGCACAAGGAAAGCTTGTAAACATGTCTGAATCAGACATAACAGCTTTAGCTGCAACAATGTCTTCTTTAGGTATAGAAGCAGAAGCTGGTGGTACAGCAATGACAACGGTACTTAAAAAGATTGATAAAGCAGTTGGCTATGGTGGAGAAGCTTTACAAGAGTTTGCAGATGCAAGTGGCGTTTCAGCAAAAGAGTTTAAAAAGCAATGGGAAGAAGACCCTATAAAAGCTTTAGATAGTTTCATCGGTGGTTTATCTGAATCTAAAAAAGAAGGGGCTAACCTTTCTAATATTCTTGCTGACTTAGGAATTAAAGGTATACGAGAATCGGACACAATACTACGTATGGCTAATAATCATAAGTTGTTAGGGCAATCAGTTAAAACTTCAGGTAAAGCTTGGAAAGAAAATAAAGCTTTAACCAAAGAAGCTAATCAGCGATATAAAACTATGGCTTCACAAATACAAGTTTTCAAAAATCAATTAGTTGCTTTAGGAATTGATATTGGAAATCATATAGCACCGACAGTCGTTGGAATCACTAAAACATTAGGTAGATGGACTGAAAGTTTTCAAAAGTTACCTAAACCTATGAAATCAGTTAGTATAGGTCTCGGATTAATTGCTGCTGCTACTGGGCCTGTTTTACTTGCTACAGGTTTATTAATCCGTGGAATTGGTTCAGCAATGAAAGGCTACGCAGGACTTAATAAAGTAATGGCGAAAAATAGTATCGAAGCTGGTGTAAATGCGACTGCTCATTCGGCTGCAGGAACTGCTATGATGACGACTAACTCTAAAAATGCAAAAGGCTTAACGCGACTCACTAACATGATAGGTCTTACAGGTAAAAATACAGGCAAACTAACTACAGTTTTAAAAACAGGTGCAAAAGGTTTAGGAGTATTTGGACTTGCTATAACAGCAGTTGCAGGCGTTCTCACATATGCCTATAAGAATATAGACTGGTTTAGAGATGGTGTACAGAACTTAGGTACATTGTTTAAGCAAATAGGAGACGGCTTTGATTGGTCTTGGATAAAGTCTACTGGTGATTGGTTTAAAAAAGCAGGAAGTGCGACAAAAGATTTTGGGACAAAATTATTAGAGTTAAGCCCTTATATGCAATTAGCAAAAGTTTATTTTGGTAAATTAGATGACGCAGTTAGCAAATCATCTGACACTGTAGATATTTATGGTGAAGGTGTTTCTAAAGGCACTAAAAAAGCATTAAGTAAGTATACGGAACTATCTGAAAAAGCAAAAGTTAAACTTGAAAAAATTCGCATTAGTCATAAGGTTATTGGTGACGAGCAATTTAAAACCGTTTCTGACTTGTATTCTCAAATAAATAAAGAAGTTGAAAGTAAATTAGAAGAGCGACATCAAAAAGAAATCGGAACACTCACTAAACTGTTTAAAGATTCTGATGCTTTAAGTAACAAGAGAGAGTTAGAAATATTAGAGAAAACTAAAAAGTCTAATCAAAAAGAACTCGACAATACTGTTAAAATCAATCAACAGATACAAGATATTTATAAGAAAGCCAAAGATGAAAAACGAGTATTAACTGAAGCAGAAAATCAAAAAATTATTAGTCTTCAAACAAAAGTAGATAAACAAGTCACAGGTTCTTTATCTGAGAGTGAAAAAGAACAAAAAGTTATTTTAGAAAGAATGAAAAATAACCAATCTGCACTATCAATTAAAGCTGCTTCAAACGTAATAAAAGAAAGTGCTAAAGCTCGTGACAAGTCTATCGGTGATGCTAAGAAAAAACGTAACGATGTCATCAAATGGGCTATAGAACAAAGAGATGTAACTAAAAATATATCTGCAGATGAAGCGGATAAAATTATAAAAGGTGCAAAAGCAAAGTATAAAGAGTCAGAAAAGAATGCTAAGAAACAACACAAAAAAGTTGTAGGGGAAGCAGAGAAACAAAACAAAGGTGTTAAGACTAACATAGATTCCCAAAATGGTCATGTATTATCTTCTTGGGAAAAAACAAGAAACAAAGTAGGTAAACATGCATCTAGAATGATGGGAACGGCAGTCGGTAGTTTCTTGAAAACATCTAAAGGTGCGACTAAGTGGTTAACTAAAACTGCAGGTACTGCACAAAGTAAATTTAAGTCGGTTTCTAAAGATGCAGGTAAATGGTTTGGTAAAACTTATGTTACTTCAAAAGATAAATTTACAGGCGTATGGAATCAAGCAAAAGATAAATTCACTAAGACATCAAGTAAAATTGGTGAGAAATCCAAATCAGCTTTTTCTTCGACTTCTAAATGGTTTGGAAAAACTTATTCAGTTACAAAAGACAAGTTCACTGGTGTTTGGAAACAAGGTAAAGACAAGTTCACTTGGACAGCTAGTAAAGTAGGAGAGAAAACGAAAGCCACATATAAATCAGCATCTAAATGGTTCGGAAACACATATAAAAATGCAAAATCTAATTTTACAGACATGTGGGGTAGTGCTAGGAAGAACTTTAGTAGTATTTCTAACCATGGATGGAGTAAAGCGAAATCGACATATAAAGGTTTTAAATCATGGTTAGATAGAACATTGAAGTACATTAGAAATGTCGGTTCAGATATGGGAAGAGCAGCGGCAGATTTAGGAATAAAAGTTGCTAACAACGCCATAACTGGATTAAACAAAATGATTAACGGAATTAATAAGATATCAACTGCCATTACCGGAGAAAGTCTTATTAAATCGATAGACACTATTCAAAGTGCAGGTTCAATTGGGAAGAAATTGTCTACTGGTACAACAAATGCGAGTGTTTCTACTGATTCAGAAGGTGGGCTTAAACAAGCTACGATGGCGATTGTGAATGATAAAGGTCCAGGTAACGGCACGGGTGGTTTCACACAAGAAATCATAGAACGTAAAGACGGTTCGATGTACATGCCGAAAGGTAAAGACGTACCTGTTTTGCTTAATCAAGGTGATAAAGTTCATAGTGGTGGTGTAACACAACAACTAGATCAATTAGGTTTATTACCTAGGTTTAGCACGGGGACACCTAAAAAACGATTGGATGAAAAGCTATTTGGTGCATTTGGTAAACTGACAGGCAAAACAGTATCACATGGTTCCGAAGCCCTAGATGGAATTGGCACTATTGCTGATGACGTTAAAGGCGAAGTTGGTAAACAAGTCGGTAAAGCGTCTGCCTTTGTATCAAAATCAGTTAAAGATGTATGGGACTTTATGGAAAAACCTAAAGAACTAATTAAACGAGTTATGGGAGATTTTGGAGTAGATTTCGAAGGTATTCCGGCCCATACAGGTGCGTTAGTTAGAGGTGCTTACAAAAAGTTAAAATCTAGTCTTGCAGATAAAGTGACTTCTATGTTTGATGAATTCGGTTCATCGGGCGGTGGTTACAATCCATTCGCTAATTGGCCGATAACACCAGGTAGAGGTTGGTCATCTGGAGGACACGCCGGTATTGACTATGCAGTACCTGGTGGAACAAAGATACCTTCTCCAATTGACGGGGAAGTTATTCAAAGGTGGTTCTCTCCATTTGGTGGCGGTAATGAAACACAAGTTTATGATGGTTCTAAATATACGCATATATTCATGCACCAAAGTAAACAAATCGCTAAAAAAGGTCAACGTATTAGTCAAGGAGACATCATTGGTTTAGTTGGTAATACGGGTAACTCATTCGGTGACCACTTACACTGGCAAGTCAATAAAGGTAAAGGCTTTAGAAATAATCATCCAGATTCTATCAACCCTCTAACTTGGGTAAAAGAAGCAATGGCTAACGGAGGCGGTAGTAAAAACAAAGGAGCTTCTGCTTGGCGTGGAGATATCATAAGAGCCGCAAGACAAATGGGTGTATCTGTTACAGGTTCAGATATAAGTAATATCATCTCGTTAATTAATGCTGAATCTTCAGGTAACGCAGGCGCAGTACAATCTAAATCTCTTATAGATATAAATACATTGATGGGCAATCCTGCACAAGGATTACTTCAGTATATACCACAAACATTCAGACATTACGCGGTCAAAGGGCATACAAATATTAGGTCTGGGTATGATCAATTACTTGCTTTCTTCAATAATAAATACTGGAGAAGTCAGTTTAACCCTAATGGAGGATGGAGTCCAAGTGGCCCAAGAAGAAAATATGCAAATGGTGGCATTTCTTCCACTCACAAGATAGCTGAAATTAGTGAGAATAATAAAGCGGAAGCAATCGTTCCATTAACGAAGCGTACTAGAGCCATTCAGTTAACAGAACAAATCATGGATTACTTAGGTATGGATGTAATGAAACCTAAAGTTACTGTTAACAACGATACAAGTGTGATGGAGAAGTTGTTAAAACAACTAGTATCATTGAACGACAAATCTAACAGACAGACAGATACGATTATTCAATTAATCAAACAAATTCCACAAGGTACAGATATGAGGAAACTAGAACCTATACTATCAACATTACAAGGAAGTAGATTAAATAATGCTAATTACACGATGGGGGGTGCTAGATAGTGCATGAAGATAGATGGCTAAAAATAATGACACAAAAAGGTACTAAGGATGTACAAGAATTAGTACCTGGGTTTATGTTTTCTGAGTTGAGAATGGATTCACCAGAAGTAGTGAGTACTAACTTAATAATTTCTGGAAAAGATGGAGAAATGCCGGGGCAATTAACATTTGCCCCTTTTAATATTACGTTAAAATGTGGATTTGATGGTTGGGACGAAGCGGATGCGTATTTAGCAGAATTAAAATTAAGGGAAATATTTGCTATACGAGAAAGGTATATAATTTTATCCTCTCAAATGCCTGGTATAAAATTTCCTGTTGAATATATATCAATTAATCAAAACCTGGAACAATTACCTTATATTGAATTCGAAGTTAGCTTAAAGGTTTATAAAGGCTATTCCGAATCATTGTATGAAACAGATGAATATGACAAAACATCTGACAAATGGCAATTCGGCAATGGTTTACTTGTGAATGATGACATTAAATATAAACATAATCATACAAGTTTTAAAATATTCAATGGTTCTTCTGATACGATTGCACCTTTTCCACACAGACATAAATTAATTATAAAAATTAATGTCAATGCACCTAAAGGCTTTAAACTTATCAATCGTACAACGGGTGATGTATTTGAGTATAAAAAAACAATCACGAAAAGTAAACAACTCATCATTAATGGTGTATATCCAACGATAGACGGGAAACGTGTTGGTATAGATACCAATCATGAATGGTTATCACTTACACCTGGATATAACGAAATTGAAATAATCGGAACGGATATAAGTGAGCCGACTGCTGAATTTATATTCCCGTTTATTTATAGGTAGGTGGTTAAATGGATAATTTAATAATTACCAACAGTGATAATACATTTTCAGAGTTGTTGATTGATTATGATTTAGGTTCATTCAAATATGAAGTCGAAAAGAATAGTAGTCGTTCTATTTCATTGACTGCGTTTAAAACAAGTTATGCACCAGATATATATGACCTAATACAAAACGAATCGATTTTAATATTCCGTGGTCAACAGTATGTCATTAAAACAATTGATCCAAAGAGTAATAACGTTACATTAACAAATGATATTGTGGCTCATCACATTATGTTTGAATTTCAGAATCACTATATCGACAAAGATTTGGAATCAGAAGAAATGAATAATGACAGTAGTGAAGAATTACCAACACCCACATGGACATTAGAACAATACTTAGACTTCTGTTTCAAAGGCAATAAGTTAGGTTACAGTTACAAGATTGTAGGTAATTTTGACCAACGTATCGCAATTGATGAAGTTGGTGATAAAAACGGTATAGAGTTTCTAGTTGAAGGGGCTGATTTATTCGGTTATATCTTTCATGCTGATAACAAAACAATCTATATCTATGACGAGGATACTTACTACAAAACGTCTGAGGTTGAGTTGATAGGTGGCTACAACGTAGATGAAGCGAATGTATCAGTTAATACTCAAGAACAAAAAACAGTCATTAAAGGTTACGGTAAGAAGAAAACAAAGACTGAAACAAAGAACTACAGCCCGTTCAAACCGCCTAGCTTAACGTACAATGGAACGTTCTTTAAAGAAGGTACTTGGCGTACTCAAGTAGTTGGTGCAAGCTATGAGAAACGATTTGAGTGTAAATGGGGTAATGAAACACTTACGTGGTCACTTAAAAAATTATCTCGTGGTGGACTATTAGATGTTTATTTAGATAATGAACTGATTGGTCGTTATAGTTGTTATAGCCACACAGCGCGTTCTGAACAAATTGTGATTGCTCGTAACTTAAGTAAAGGGTGGCACACATTTAAAGCAGTACATCGTGGTCCAGACCCAAATGTTAAAGAGTACAAAACAGCGCCAACCATGTACGTCGGTACTGAAAAATCAACAACGTTAAATTTAACAGCAGTGTTGAAAGGCGAAGACTTATATCATGTGACCGATACCTATTACTCACCATATTACGATAAGAATAATCCTAAACAAGCTGCGACGATCTATGATGATAATATTTTAGATAAAGCAGAATTACGCAAGAAACTGATTCAAGAATTAAATGATGAGCCTGTAGTTGAACTATCAACAAATTATTTAGATACAGAACAAATTACGGAACGTGATCTCGTTTACTTTAAACATACTGGTTTAGGTTTTGACACCATGTTGAAAGTTATAAAGATAACGGAATCACATCCATTATTAAACTTACCAGTTGAAGTAGATTTCAGTAATAAGAAAACAGATATTATCAAAATACAACAAGCAATTAATAAACGTATAAAAAATGTAGATAAACAAATCAAGTCGGGTACTCTTGGAGGCTCGACTTTTGTTATGCCCAATTTATATTCAGATTCTGTAGGGGTGGTGTTATTAGATGGCTGAAATACCAACACAAGTTAGATACCTACAAGATACAGACGGTGAAAGATATTTACCTATGACACATATAGAATGCGTTATCGGATTAGAACAGTTTGATAACACAGGAGATATTGAAGGTGTACGACAGTTAATAGAAGCGTTAAACACAACTATATCTTCACTACAAACAGATATACAAACACTTAACACAAACTATGAACAAGCATTACTTGATATAGAACAAAATAAGACAGATATAGAAACACTTAGACAAGAAATAGAAGCACTGAAAAACGATTCAACTATTCCACCAGAGGAGGGCGAATAATGAAAATTAACTTTAATTTACCTATAGAAATAGGGCAGAAGTTAAGAAGAATGGTCATCGATAATTTTGTAGTGATAAAAAGTGAGTTTGAAAATTTCGTGAAGTTATTTAACAATCACAAAACAACTGATAAGAATGCCCATGATGCTAAACAAATAAAATATAGATTAACTAACGTTGATAGTGAATTACAGTACCAAAAAGGTGAGATAGAAGGACTCGTAATTGGTCATAATGGTGATGGTATAAACGAACTCAAACAAGCCCGCACAGCACTAGACGGAAGTAATCACGATTTACTAGCACCACGTATTAAATATGATTTAGAAGTCATTAAAAACGAAGAAGAACGTAAACATCAATATTTAATAGATTACATTAGTTATTACACTAATTTAAAATCAATTGGTGCAATCGGAGATGGTGCAACTGATAATACAACACTATTCGATACGCTAGATCCTTACACAATATATTACGTACCAACTGGTATATACAAAACAACGAAGTTACCTGTAGGTATGTTTTTTGGTAAAGGTGAGTTGTTAGTAAATAATGAAACCGTACCATTAGATAGCAAGATTGCTCAACAAGTATTAGTAGATACGAATACTACAAATTCAGAACGTTATTATAACTTTATTGTTGGTCAACAAGCTGGTCGTAACATGAATAAATACAGTTATGCCAATACTGGTGTTGGTTATGCAGTATTTAGAAATAACAAACAAGGTAGACGTATGACAGCGTTCGGTAAAGGAGCGTTAAGTAATATCGAGAATGGCTATTCTAATGATGCTTTTGGTGCTGATGCTTTAGGTCAAGGCACATATGGACAACGTAACACAGGTATTGGTGCCAATGCTTTAAAATGGGGTGGTACTACTGATGCCATTGCTACTCTACATGATTATTGGAAAGATAAAGGGACTCAAAACTTTATCAATAGTTACTTTGTTCCTAGGTATCCGAGCGTTTGGCAATTCTTAGGAAACGAAAATACACCTAATGCTAATTTGTATCCTAAAAAAGAAAATGACTACAGAGAAAACATCGGCGTAGGACGTAACGCTTTAGTTCATGCCATGAAGAGTATCGGTAACGTTGCAGTTGGATATAACTCACAAGCACATACGATTAAGGGAAATGAAAATACCTCAATGGGTAATAGGGCATTACGTGACAATCTATTGGGTGATAGAAACACAGCGATAGGTTCATACGCATCTGTTAATAATATTACGGGTGTTGATAATGTAGCCTTAGGTGGAAATACCCTACAACAAACATTACATGCAGGGAATAACACAGCCATTGGTTATGGTTCAATGCACTTCTTCCAAGATGATAAAAATAAGAATACAGAAGACACTTACACGTATGGCTATCGAAATACTGCAATTGGTACACAAACTATGCAAAATGGTAAAAATGCAAGTTATAGCGTTATGGTCGGTTCATATGCAGGGCGTTATGTTGAAGGTGATTTTAATGTTGGCATAGGGGCATCAGCTTTATATAACTTAATAAAAGGCGAACGAAATGTTGCGCTTGGTGGTAATACGTTAAGAAATACTGTCAGTGGTAATGATAACGTCGCGTTGGGTTATACTGCTGGACCAAATGGAGATTATAACAATACCGTTTCATTAGGTGCTAACTCCCATGCGAATGGTGATAACCAAGTTCAACTTGGCTCAGATGAAGCAACAGTATATACATTTGGTGATATCAAACAACGTTCAGATGCACGTAATAAGACAGATATAAGAACAACAAAATTTGGTTTAGATTTTATCAAACAATTAAAACCAGTTGATTTTAAATACTACAACAGTAATAGCGATAGATTTCATCATGGTGTGATAGCTCAAGACTTAGAAGCGTTAAAAGAAAAAGGTTATGAATTCGGTGGCTTAGATAATCCTAAATATAACGGTGGAGAAGATGTATACTCAGTAGGATATACGGAACTGATCGCACCATTAATCAAAAGTGTTCAAGAGTTAAGCCAAGAAGTTGAAGGCTTAAGACGTGAGAATCAATACTTTAAAGCTAAACTCGATGGAGGTGCTAAGTAATGGATAACGGTATTACTAAAAAAGGTATTTTCAATTTAACAGTTGAACCCTATTTAAAACCAATCTCTGATATCGGGGTTGGTTTTTATAATTTAGATGAAAATACAGCAACACTAAGGTTTAACTTATACAATACAAAAGGTCCTTTATTAATTGGAGAAAATAATGTTGATGTTCATGCTTATTTTGAATCAAGTAACGGTAGTGTATCTGGTGAAATAGAAGTTAATATTGTGGACGAACTTAACGGAATTGTCGGTATAACACTTGATAAAGAATTCTTACAAGCTAGTACTTCGACAACTGTTAAAGGTCAATTGTATGTTGGCGTAAAGAATGTAGATAACAAACCAGAATACAATGAAGTAGCTGTGTTACGTGAGTTTGACTTTGAAGTAGCTGATGCTTTAATTAATAAGATTTCATCATTTACAAAAATTGAATATATACGAATGTTCGATAAGTTAAAAGAACAAATTCAACAACGTGTACATGATATTGAAGAAGCAATCGCAAACGGAGAAGACTATGTCGCAGAAATGAAAAATACGTTAGCAAACGGGAAAGCTGAATTAAATAATATTGTCACAGATGGTATCAACAATATTAACAATTTAGTTAATCAATATAAACAAGATGTATTAGATTTAAAAAACACAGCTGAAACAAATATAGAAAAAGTCTCTACAGATTCTATTAAACAAATGAAAGATGAAACAGCAACTATACTTGATAATGTGAGCGAAGGTGCGACGGATGTCATTAATCATATAAATAATAAAATGACTGAATTTAATGAAGCAGTTGAAACTAATGGGTTTTTAACACCAACTGAACTTGATACAAAAGTTAACAGCTTACTTTGGCAAAGAAAAGAGCTGACTAAATCTAGTGGTTATACGTTATATGATGAAAATGTTCACTCGAGGTTTGACTTTAACGATAATGTTAAAATGAATGCTTTAAATACAGGTTTTTATTATGTTACGAATGCTCAGAGCAAACCAGCCAATGCAACAAATGGAAATGGCTATTTAACTGTAATTAGACGTGATTCCAATTATGCACGTATTGAATTTAGACCATATGACTCAGAACAAATATTCGTAAAAATTCAAAGGATTGAATGGCAGCCTTGGATTGAAGCGACAAGTAAAAGAACTAATACAGGTTGGTTACCTCTTACTTTAAAAAATGGTGCAACACAAATCGATGGCAACTATCCTCAATCCACCTATAGAGTGATTGATTTCGGTACACATAAAGAAATTGATTTAAGACTGTCTGTTTCAAATATTACTGAAAATAGCGTCATTGCATTTATACCACAAATATTTACAGGTAATGAATTCCACAATTTTCAAGGTATAACAAACAATCAAAGTGCAATACCTAGAATTGCTATAAATAAAATTGGTGATATAACTTTCAGTACTAATCCAACTGGTGTGTGGAGTACATCTGACATTTTAGTTGTTGAAACTAGTTGGAGAATATAGGAGGGATATAAAGTGGAATTTAAACAAATATATGATAAATCAACAGGTAATGAAATGTTAATACAATCTAATGAAGAAGGAAACTTCGAATACGATGAATTTTTATATACCGAAATAATGCCACCTTCCAATGTGTATGATCCAAAATATTTTGATGGCAATGAATGGATAGGTACAAGTAAAGAAGAGTGGGAAAGCAATCAGTCAAAACCACCTATAGAACCTAAAGTGTTAGAAATGATGGTATCTCAGTTACAAATACAAGTCATGATTGGTAATAAAAAGACAAAAGAACTTGAAGATAAATTAAAAATTAGTGAAAAAACTTTAGCAGAAACAGTGATGAAAGTTGCAGAACTAGAAAACAAATACGGAGGTAATGCCTAATGTTTCCATCATTTGAAAGTATTAAATATTTTTATGACATCAATTGTTATACAAACGCAGATATTAAAATATATTACGATTATGGTTGTATCACAAAAGAACAATATAAAGAAATTACTGGGGAAGATATAACGGAATAAATGATATAATACCCTATAAAGAATAGGGGGCAATATAATGAATAGAATTGATAAAATGACTAAAAGTGTAGTGCGAATTGTTACTGAAAAGGGTAAGGGAACAGGGTTTTTCTTTGTTTTTCAAATAGAAAAAAGTAATTATCCTTTTATAATAACTAATAAGCATGTAGTAGAAAATTGTAATAGCATGCAAATAACTATTTCTAAAAAAAGAGAAATAGATAATCCAGAATCTATTACTTTTAAATTCGAAGGTATACAGTCTATTAAGTTAGATCATTCTAAACATAATGTAGATTTATGTGCAATACCAGCGATTGATTTATTTAATGATAATTATGAATTAGATATTGCTTACTTAACTCAAAGTGATATACGTACAAATGAAATCAAGAATCTTAACTTTGTTGAAGACATATTAATGGTTGGTTATCCGAGAGGTGTGATTGACGACTATAATAATCTACCTGTATTTAGAAAAGGCATAACTGCTACTCACCCTGGTATTAAATTTAGAAATCAGAGTGAATTTTTAGTAGACATGACGATAACAAATGGTTCAAGTGGGTCTCCAGTTTATTTGTATAATCCGAATGGTTATATAGATAGATTGGGTAATTCATATTTAGGACAAGAAAGATTTTTATTTTTAGGAATTAATTACGCAGATCACATTATAGAAAACATGAGTAATATTTATAAGGATAATAATATTGATAATACCTCTTTCGGTGTTTCTGAAATTGGAATTAACTTAGGGGTTATTATTCATGCAGAAGAATTACTAGATTTTGAAGAACAAATTAAGAACATGGAGGGTTTGTGATGAAAATAAAAATTAACAATCATAGCATTGAAGGTCAAGAAGAGGATGTTTTAAAAATTACCGCATATATTATAAATAGAAAAGAAAATGAGGTCATAAAATTTTCTTATGCCGAGAAAATACCATTGAAAGACATTAGGTTAACTAAAGATAAAGTTACATTATAGATAAATCACAAGGCACTTACTTCGGTGGGTGTCTTTTTATATAAAAAAATTACAGAGAGTGGGTGTCGTATTGATTGATGATTTATCAAATGAAGAACTTAAAGACCCAACTAAATTAAGGCTTGTCATTAAAGATATGAAAAGAAAAATGGATTATCTAAAGAAAGAATTAAAAAAAGTTGATGGTTATATTACGGAAGATGAAAAAGGTTTGAAGTGGATCGTTCATGATTTAATAGATGACGTTGAAACAGTGGATAAAAAATTAAATAGTTTATTAGAAGCGCAAAAAGACACCCGTAAAACGGTAAAAAATACAACCCTTTCTGCAAGTATAACTGTAATTGTATCAGCAATTATAGGTTTTGTACTCAAGCAATTAGGGATATGGTAGGTGATTTTAAATGAGAAAACTATCGACTATAGAACAAATTAATATTCTTTACGCACCATACTTTGTAATTACATTATTTTTTGCTGATGATTTATTTTCTAATGAACAATCAGAATTATATAAGTCATTACTCAAAGTAATACCGAGCCAAATCGGATGGTGCATATTCGCTTTAATCATTACGATAATGTACGTCTTATCTATGTTTATAAAACATTATGGTATATCAATGTTTGTTAATGGATTAAGTGGCATATTTTTCACTTTGATATCTGTCACTTATTTATTCACATATCCGAATATAGGGCTAGCTATTTTCGCTTTAGTAGGTCTTAAAAGTTTCCAACAGGTATTTAAAATAAGTAATCAACACGAGCAAGAGAAAACAGAAAAATACAAAATAGAGATTAACGCTAAAGGCGCTATTCATGAATATGATAAGGAGGAAGTTAAATGAAAAATTTCTTAGGGATTAACTGGAAAGTAAGGGCAAGTAATCCACACTTTTGGTTTAAGATATTTCTATCAATTGCAGTACCAATAGGGACATATTTCGGTGTAACAGGAAAGGACATCACAAGTTGGGGTGTCCTTTTTAATTTGATTGGACAAGCAGTGTCGAACCCATATGTTATCGCAATGGTCATTGTATCCGTTTATAACTCAATTATAGATGATACGAGTAAAGGATTAACAGATTCTCAAATCGCAAGACAATATAAACAACCTAATAAAGTAAAACCTAAGTCGACTAAATAGTCGGTTTTTTATTATGTCTTGGTTATGACAGTGCAGTTATAGCCAAGAAAAAAACTAAAGGAGTGAAGACATGTTAAATGCGATAGACTATTTAACTAAAAAAGGGTGGAAGATATCAAGCGACCCGAGAAGATATGATAACTATCCAAAAGATTATGGTTATAGGAATTATATTGAAAATGGCATAAATTATGATGCCTATTGTAGTGGTTATCATCGAGCGTTTGATGTCTATAACAACTCAACGGATAATGTACCAGCTGTAACAAGTGGAACAGTTATTACATCAAATCAATACGGTAACTTTGGCGGAACAATCGAGATACGTGATAGTAATGGCAACGATTGGATATACGGCCACTTACAACGTCCATCACTAAAATTTAGTGTAGGTGATAAAGTCAATCAAGGAGATACCGTTGGTTTACAAGGTTCTTCTAATTATTACGACAATCCAATGTCTGCTCATCTACACATTCAACTGAGACCTAAAGGGACTAAAACAGATGAAGTTTCATTAGTTTGTTCAGGTATTCCCATTGAGAAATACGATATTACAAAATTGAATCAAAAACTAGATCAATCTAAAAATAAAGGAGCTAATAATATGAAAGTTATTAATCAAACAATTACAGGTTACAATATGCCAAATCGTGGGGGTAATCCAAAAGGTGTGGTTATTCATAATGATGCGGGAAGTTCATCGGCACAACAATATTACAACGCACTTATAAACGCACCATTATCAAGATTAGAAAACGGCATTGCACATTATTATATTGACCGTAACACGACATGGAGAGCGCTTGATACATTTAGAATTGCTTGGCATACTGCAAATGCAGATGGAAATAATAACTATATTGGCTATGAAGTTGTACAATCTATGTCAGCAAGTGATAAAGACTTTAAAGCCAATGAGCAAGCTGTATTCAAACAAGCAGCAGAAGATTTGAAATACTACGGCTTACCTGTAAATAGAAACACAATAAGACTTCATAATGAGTTTGTGGCAACACAATGTCCACATAGATCAATGGCATTACACGCTGGTTACACATCAACTCAACGAGCGCCACAATCAGTTGTGAATAAAACAAAAGATTACTTTATCAGCCAAATTAAAAATTATTACAACGGTGGCACAACGCCTAAACCACCTAAAACAACATGGAAATGGTCTGGTAAAGCGACAGCTAAGAAAGGTGTATCTCCAATCGCAGCTAAGAAGAAACCAGGTTTAAACGAACCAGCATTACCATCGTCAAATAATATTTTGGCTGGTCAATATATCAACTTCTTCTCAGTAACTAAAAAAGATGGTTACTGGTGGGCAGAGTTTGAATACCCAACTAATCCAAAAGGCGGACGTTTTTACTGTGCATTAGGACCTATTACACACAAAGATGAGAAGTTAGAAAAAGAAACAAAATTATGGTTTGACTTGAAGATTACAAGTAAGAAATAGTATAGTAAAGACAGTAATAATGACGCATAGTTATTTTAAAAAGAGTAACCCCAAACCCCACTTACATGCAGAGTGGGGTTATTTTTGTGTTATAGTATATATAGTAATCAATTGATTACAAATCAAATTGTATAAGACCCTATCTAGCGGATACTAGGTAGGGTTATTTTTTGTATAAAGGGTATAATAAGTGTGGATATTTTAAATATCCCATAATAAATCGTTCTATTACTATGCCCTAGCTTATGGAAAAATGCTAGGGTTATTATTTTGAATGGTCTCTCCATAGTGTTATAATAAATATAGTTTAAACCTATTATCTTCGTTTTAGTTTTAAACTCATATTTAAAAATCCTATTTTGCACCTCGCTAATAAGCGGGGTGTTATTGTTTGATTTAATATTTAAAGTGTAGTATTACTATATATAAGCACTTATATAGTGCTTAATTTTCATATTAAAATCTCCATTAACTTGCCCTGTCACTTTGTGTGATGGGGTTTTATTTAAAATTATTATTGCCATATTTAGGATAATCTGGTAATTTAAACATACAAGGAATAGCTTAACACCCATTTTGTCTTTCCTTGTTATAGATTGATTCTATTTTTCCACTCTAGACCTCTTCCTAATATCTAGAGTGGTTTTTTTGTATGAAATGGTTTTTGTTCGCATTTACGTTCTATCTTTTTCTCAATTAAATTTTAGTGTAATATATATTTAATTGTTTTAAGTTGGAGTATTTTTAATTTAGCCTATCCTTATTTACTAAACTAATGTAAAATAAATATAAAAAAGTAGAAAGTCAGTTGAAATATGAATATGAATAAAAATATAGCGAAGATATACTGTATAAAAGCAATGTATTTTTTTATTGCTGCTTTCGCAAATATAATCACAATTATTAAAACGAAAAATTTTGATGTTGCAATGTTAGGAATATTTTTGTATTTTGCACCGATAGGAATAGAAAATTATGCAAAAAATACATATAACTTAGTTACTGTTATTATAAGAAGAATAGGGTATATAATACCAGGAACCTTTATATTTTTGAATTTTTTACTAATAATTTTAGTCATTAATTTTCACGAATTTGGAGATATAATTAGCGAAAATTGGTATATTAGTGTTACTATAACAGTAACAGGTATTTTAATATTCATTAGTATATTAGATATATTTTTATACAGCTTCAATGAAGAAGAGATTAAAGCGAGAAGTAACGCTATACAATACTTGAAAGAAAATAGGGAACAAAATAGAGAATTGAAAGTAAAGCAGGAAAAAGAAATAAAAGAAGAAGATCGTAAATTTAAAATTGAACGTTCAAAAAGAAAGGGATGATAGTTATGGTTATAACAATTATAAGTATTTTTGTTGTAAGTGCTATCTCATTATTCTATTTGTCAGCAGTTGCTTTCACAGCTATAAGAGCTTATGAATATAATGTAGAGTTTAGTGTACTAACACTTTTTTTGATACCATTAAATTTGATTGGAACTCATATAAAAAGTTACAATGAACATAAATTTTCTGATAGAAAA